AGCCAACCCCATGTTAATAAACTCCTCTTCATCATTAGCACGGACCATAATTTCCCGCATTGGTACCTTAATCTTCAGATCAAAGTTTGCGATATAATTATTATCTTTAGTCACATACTTCAGAACGGATTTATAACTTCTCGCGGATTGCACATTAGGATGATACCCATTAAAATCAAAGGCTGCTTGGTTTCGGATATGTCGAGTTGACCCGAAGCCAACATATGCATGATAATGAGTGTGCCCGTCTTGATGGGCTTCTTTTGCTAAACATAGTTTCTCAGGCAGAAGATTTCCGATAGGTAGGTTTAACAGGTAGTCGTACAGGTCTTGGTGTTCTACGTCGCACTGCGGGTAGGTGAGGAAAAGGTGCTTTGCTTGAACTCGGAACATTGTAGGTTCTTGGAAGTATTTTGGGGAGAAATTTTTTTTCTGGCTTCGAATTCCTTTTAACGCTCCTCATCGGGGGTATAATATTACTAACCCCCGATATGTAGCCCCGTATATTTATCTACCTACTTTATGTAGGTACAGTATAGCTAGATTGTTTTTTAGCCATCCAGCCAGCCCGGACTATAAAAGGAGTGACAGGTACGTTTAATCTCCGCTCCAATCAAAATGCCGTGGAAGTCAGCTTTGAAACAGGTGGCACGTCACGCTATCCGAAAGGGTACCAAGTACGCAGTTAAAGCCGGAGGTAACTATGTAGCCAACAAGTTTAAGGCTCGAAATAATTCACGAGGTGGTCGAGGTCAGCAGTTGCTTACGTACGACAATGATTTCAAAACCGATTATGTCTATAAGCGGATGCCCAAGCGCAAGCGGAAGGCTTGGCTTCGTTTTACAAAGAAGGTTAATGCCGTTGCTGATAGAAAGCAAGGCTTGAAGAAGCATTTATTTAGTGATATCTATAGACGTCAACCTCTTGTTAATAACTGTTTATTTGGTGAATGTATGTTGTATTCTCCAGATGCAAAGGGTGCAGAATTGTGCCAAGATATGGGAGATATTTTTAGGGATATTTTGGGTGCTTCGTTCGATGATATGTATAATGTCTCTCTGGGTGGCGATGTTACGAAGTTTATCAAGTTTGAAAGTGCCATGATGGAAGTTACTTGGAGGAACAACGGTGACTCACCAGTGATTATTGATTTGTATAAGGTTGTATGTCGAAAGGATTTCGGTCTTACTAGTGAAGATCCTAGCAATTGTGTTGCTGGTATTTACAATCTAGGTTTTCTTAAGCAAGGTCAGATTAAAGACGACGAGAATAATGCTTTTGTGGGTACAGGCTCTCAGGTGTCTACCCAAGTTGGTACAACTCCATTCCAGTCTTCTATGTTTTGTTCGTATTTCAAGATATTGAATAAGCGTAAGATTGTGATTGCTCCGCAGAACTTAGTTTCTACTATATTGAAGGATCCTAAGGGTCGAAGGATTCATGCTACTCAGTGTCGAGCCAAGATAGCCATGCGTGGTCATACCCACGGATATTTCTGGCAGGTTTATGGCGTGCCAGGTCTTTCTAGTAGTACTCCAGTTTATGCTACTCCCTCTGATGTGATTGTCACTATTCAGAAGAAGTATTCTTATTACCTCCCAGTTTCAGGCAAGGATCAAACAGCGCAGGAAAACGCTTAGGTTTTTTCTTGTTTCTTCTTGTTTAGGTCTTTAGGTTTTTAGGAGGTTTCTTGTTTAGGTCTTTAGGTTAGGTTTTTTTTGTTAGGTTGTTAGGAAGGTTAGGTGTTAGGTAGGTTAGGTTAGGTTAGGTAATTAATATAATTTATTTGATATATATACAAAGGTTACGTTTACATCTATCCAAGATTTTTCTTCTATTGTAAATACAGGTAGGTCGTTTGTAATAACTATGGTAGGTATACCGAACTTATACTTGGTAGGTCTTGCATATTTTCCAGTGAATACAACGTCGGTCTGACATCCAAGGAGAGATTTATATTGGTATTTCCATGAGTCCCAGTGGAGGTCGTCCAGGACCAAGTAATCGGCATCGTCGGACATGAGGTCGACACACCAGATTGACTGCATGTAGCAGTGTCGGCCAAGCGCTCTTGCGAATTGAGATTTCCCGAGTCTTGTTGAGCCATATAGCCATAGGCTCTTTGTTCTTTCAGAGCTCGATCCATTGCTTCCCCTTTCATGTGAGATAATTGAAGTTGCTGCACACAGAAGGTCAATAGGTACATTTTTAAAGTCAGCCAGGCTCCGAACGGGATCACATACTCTATTTAATTTTTTCATTGCTCGGTAACAGCTTACTAACTGGCTATAACATGCCGCAAATTTGAAGTCAAATTCAGCCAACCCCATGTTAATAAACTCCTCTTCATCATTAGCACGGACCATAATTTCCCGCATTGGTACCTTAATCTTCAGATCAAAGTTTGCGATATAATTATTATCTTTAGTCACATACTTC